ATCATTAGAATTAAAAAATAATACTAAAATCCCTTTCACTGTTAATTATAAATGTTTTTATTCTAGTTTAGCGTTATTAGTCTATGATAAGTTAATAGGATTAAAAAAAGGGTCTCATTATAATGAGGATTTACTAGTTATTTATGGATCTAGATTATATTGGTTATTAAAATATTGTCTTTTAGAAAAGCCAGAAGATAGAATAATTGTTATTATGTAATATTTTAATTTCTATTAATATCATATATATGTCATTGGCTACTTTAAAAAGAAAAAGTAATACAACTTATAAAAAGTTATCAGGTAAAAACAGTGGGGATAGGTTTATAATTAATAAACAAACAGCTGGTAATCCTAGTTTTCAAATTGTCGGTAATTGTATAAAAAAGATGTTTCAACCTCATTCAACCGACTCAGTTCCTAATTATAATACTATTACAGGACAATATGGTGGGTTCTCTATTAATGGTAAACGTAGAAATATTGGGAGAGTCGGACAAAATATGCGTATGTCCAAAGGATTGAGTCGTATGAAATCTATTTCATCGTCAGGATGCAAGACAGTAACATATAAGTTAACATCCTCAGATGATGACACTGGTAGTATATTGTCCAAAACAGTTTGTCATAAGACTAAAAGTAAAAGATACCCTGTATGGAAAGGTGCTGGTGGTAAGATTGGTACATATGGCAGGGGAACACAAGAAATTTCAGACGGTAGTCCTCCTCCTCAAGCTGGATCTAATGGCGCGTCTGGTAAATATGGTATTGCTTGTTGTAATGGTGGAAGTAAATTAGTACATCCATCCGTTCTTTCTTTTAAAGGAATGATGAATGCTCGTAATAGATGGGTTAGTTTAACAGTACCACCTAGTGTTTATAGTGCACAAGGAATTGATAATCCACCATATCATAGTAATATCATTAAAGCAACATATAATAATTGGGTTCAAAATCTTGGAGGAAATGGTAATGTAAAAAATAATACACAAGGTCAATATATTATTGACAAACTAAAACCATCTGTCCAAATATGTAATTTACCATCAAAAAGTGACATTCCTACAGCTGGACAAAAGTTAATTAATACATATAATTGTAAAGGATGTAATGTTCAAATTGATAGTGATGAAAATAATTTACAAGCCATTAAACAACGTGGTCAATGTAATAAATGTTATTCGCGAATAGGTGGTAAATATAAACCTCCTACTCCATTTGCAAAAGACGTTACTCTCATTCCTGATTCATCTAATCATACATCTATTATTAAAAGACGTGATGCTTATGAAGCTAAACGTGGATGGAATGCTGTTTGGCCTCCAAAAGTTACTGACGGACAATGTATAGAACCTGATAATAGTATTTTGGATAATGATATTTTAAAAAGAAAGGGTGTACAAAATAAACTTTTGGAGAAATCTGGTATACGAAATAAGTTATGTAGTCAAGAAGCAAAAAAACGTGAGTCGTTTATTCAATTCCGCAAGTCATGTAATAATACATTGTCATTATCACAATATATTGAAAAGTATAACATACTACCTTCATCATTATAAATAAATATATTAGTTAAAATTAATTATATATTTATTAGTGTACTCATACGTCTCCCAGTAGTTTTTTTTGTTGTGTGATAATCTGACATTTTACAAGCTGTTAATTCTCCATCTGAATTACTATATATAAGCTTTTTTATACCTAACTCTTTCATTTTTGTTGAACAATCTACACATGGAGCTGAATCTTTCATTCCATTTGGACCGATTCTCACCACATACATTGTCATTTTCTTAAACAACTTTTAACTGACCACTCACTTTTGCTCTATAAAATTGTCTCCATACGTCTCTTAAAGCGTGGATTTCTGCATGACATGAACAACCTTCGGAACAAAATTGATCGTTAGACCATGTTCTATAATTATTGTATCCACGACCAATAATTTTTCCATTTATAGTAGCAACACATCCATGCTTATGTAAACATGGCGACTTTGATGCTTCCATACAAGCATAGTGCATATGATTTTCATCTCTTCTTGATACCATCGTATTTTTGTATACTAATTAGTATTGTATTTTCTATATCAATTTTATATTAAATTTTTATAAAATTGATATAGAAATAATTATTTAATGTATACCAAATGGCGTCTATGACTGAAAATACAAATAAAGAACAACGTTCTATTCAAGTTATTCCAACAGTTCTTCCTAGATTAGAAATGAATCTTTGGTGTTCTAATGATGAGCTTAAAGATAGGTATGTTGAACATGTAAAAAAACATAATGATAATCTTAATAATTTTCATGCGGATTCTGGATTTGATCTTTTAAATCCTTCAAGTAATACTTTTCAACCACAAACTTTCTCTAATAAATATACTCTTGGTGTTAAATTCTCTTTAATGCAACATGCTGCTGATTATGTACAGAAGCAAGAGGGTGATGAAGGTCGTACTGTAATGCAACCTGTTTTACGAGTACAACCTCTACCCTCTATGTTATTACCCAGATCTAGTACTGGTTCTAAAACTCTTTTACGACTATCTAATAGTGTAGGTGTTATAGATTCTGGATATCGTGGAGAGTTATGTGCACTAGTTGACTGTTTAGGTGATCGTCATAGAGATGGTGGTGCTGATAAAGTTCATATTGAAAAATATAATCGTAATTTCCAATTGGTTGGTTTTAATGGATTTCCTATCCATGTAAATATTGTAGATAATGAAAGTGACCTAGGAGGGTCGGAACGGGGAGAGGGTGGATTCGGTTCAACTGGTAATTAAATATCATAATGTTTCAAAATATATCTATAAACCTTTTTTTTCAATCTTTCATTTTTATTAAATTCCTTTTGACAGTTTTTACACATAATTATATGGTACTCATTTAATTCGTTATTATTTTCTACTATGTCATATAATATATACTTTGAAGTATATAGATGACAATTTAAACATGCATGAATCCATCCTTCCTTGGGTAAATCACTATCTCCACATATGTATATATAGTTTATGAATTTGTCATCATCCATATTATTATTAGTTTAGATTAATAATAATAATTATTTTTTTGATTTCTTACTTTTCTTTTGTGTTTTCTTAGCTTTCTTTTTTGTTTTCTTAGCTTTCTTAGATTTCTTTTTTGTTTTTTTAGATTTCTTATGTTTTTTTATTTTTTTATTTTTCTTAGTTTTTCGCTTCTTTTTTGACCCACCTTGAGCTGCTGGTTTTATACAAACTTTATCTATTGATACATTACCTTCTTGGTCTTTACAATTATATTCTAGATCCTTTATACATTTTCTCATTGTATATCCTTCATCCGCCATGTCTGTTACATCACCATCTTCATCTACTTGCTGTCCTTGTTGTCTTGAACTAATAATATTCTCTCCATCAAAAGATACTGTATATCCTGAACCACCTAATTTTGTTAATAATTGATACAGTCCTATTGGTCCATCACCATTTGTATCATTATTAGAACATATATCTCCAATATTTTCTGGAGTAATTGGAAAAGGTATTTTTTGTCTTGAATCATTTTTACAAATTGTATTACTGTTTAGATAATCTAAAATAGCATCTAAATTTTGAATATTATTATTATTTTCTGATGTACCCACTTTATCATCATAAAAAGAACCTTCCATTGCTCTTAACATAGCTGATGCTATTCCATCTTTTTTATCATCATTAGTGCCTTCAGTACATGGTTCCAACATTACTCTCTTTTCTAATTGATATGTAAATAAAGCTGCATCTTCAGATTTAAAAATACACTTTGATACTTTATTTCCTAATCTTTTTATATCTGCATTTTCTACATCATTACAACCTTTGTTATGAAGATATCCAATCTTTCTATAATAATTTATTACATAAGTTAATGCTGATAATTTTAATTGAATAAATCCTCTCATTTTGGCATAATCCTCAACATTTTTTAAAAGCACATTTCCGATTCTTAAAGGTCTCTCTTCTTGTCCTATTCTAAAATCTAATTCTGGACCTAGTTCGTTTACTTTACCACAAATGGAATCTATGTATAATGTTTTACCTCCTTTACCTTCGTCTCCTCCTTCTTCATCGCATTCATCTGGATGATGTTTATCATGTCCATCCTCATCTTTCAGAGATAAATCATTACAGCATACAAATCCAGCAAATCTATAAGTTTTATTATCTGGACTATTACCTTGAATGTTATATAATATAAATACTACATCAGCATTTTCTTCTATATCTGAGAAAAATGCTTTATTTAATTGACCAGAACACAAATCATTTTCACCTGTTACAGATTGTCTAATTCCTGCTGTTACATACCTAAAATTTGTTTCTGTCATTTTTTCTGCATTATTAACACATCCTTTGTAATCATAACTTTTGGGATTCTCACATATTACACAAAATGCTTTTGCGTTACCTAATATGTCCCCTGGTTCTGTTATTGCACAACCATTTTCATCTACATAAAATGCAAAATTAGGATTCAAAGTTCTTACATATTGTTCAAATTGTTCTTGTTTTTTATTAATAATTTCTAATGGTGCTATTTCCATATATATAAATTTAAAAGATTATAATTTTGTGTTTTGTTATATATATTATGTCTAATAATGAAGCTTCCAATTCTAGTTTAGATTCTTCAAATCATACAGAAGTCAATATAAATATTGAAGAAGTTGAAAATAATAAAGAATTTTTGCAAGCCAAGTTTTTTAATATTTGGAGATATGCTTTAAATCCGCAAAAATATGACGATTATCAAAATATTTCTATATCACATAAAAATTCTATTATAGATAATATCAGTATAAGTAGTTGTGAAGATTCTGATAGTGGAGATGCTAATACTGAAAATACTCAAGATTCTATAGATGAAGGAGCAATGGCATATAGTAATACTATGATGGTTGATGGTAATTACCCTAAATTATTAGATTGTGAATCTACTGAACAGTATAAAAAGTTAAGTATGAAAGCTATAGAGACTAAGATTAAGATGGATTATGAAAATGAAAATGAAAAACTTTCATCAGCATTTGATATTTTAGCCACATATTTAAAGGGTCAAAAAATTATTTACTTGGAGTCTAAAGCTTGGTGTGAAACAAATTTAAATAGACTTATGTTACCTGCTATATTCCTTTCATCTGCTAGTGCTGTGTTAGCAGAAGCTATAGAATGTTCGCCTAATTCCAAAGTTATTATTGCTGGTATTTCATGTCTAGTAGCTTTTATGCTTTCAGTAATACAATATCTAAAGTTAGATGCAACAGCAGAAGCACATAAGACATCTGCTCATCAATATGATAAATTGCAATCCAGTGTTGAGTTTCTCTCAGGATCAGTATTATTGTTTGGTAAAATACCCGGTTCTACAATAAATAAAAATGATAAAACTACAATTAAAAATAAGATGAATCAAGAATTAGCTGAAAAATTAACTGATGTTGAAAAAAAGATTGGAGAGATTAAAAGTACTAATCAATTTGTAATTCCTAGAAATATACGCGTTAAATACCCTGTTATTGTTAATACAAATATATTTCAAATTATTAAAAAAATAAATGATCATCAACTTAAAACTATGACGGCCTTAAAAAATGTGAAAAATGAAATTAGATTTATTAATTTCACTCAAAAAGAACAGAGGAAACAGAATATGGTGATGTCAAAAGAATTTAAGTATAGAATCATGAAACTATTTCAAATTAAGCGTTCTATAGTAAAGGAGTTGTTGCTCTTGAAATCAGCTTTTTCTATGATTGATCAAATGTTTATTCAGGAGATTGAAAACGCCGAAATAATGAATACATTATGGTGGGGATGGACATGTTGTTTTAAACGTGTGTTGGTTGGTTATAATAATTATTATAATAAACCTAGTGGTTGTATATCATGTTGTAAAGTAAGACTATTAGATCCTAATAGATTAAATGAGTTTGTTGAACAATTATTAAACCCTTATATATCTGATAAAAAAAGTGATTCTGATAGATTTACTCATCTTGAAACATTATGGTTTCAAGCAGATGAAGAAGAATGGTTAGAAAATCGTCAAGAAGATAATTATTATGAAGAGTATATGTCGGCGGTTAAAAAGGTTGAAGGTGAGAGAAAGAAAAAGAAAGAGAATATAGCTAGAAAATTTATTATTAATTCCAAGGCTGATTCATCATCTTCTCTTTAATTTTATATTTCGCCGTTTAACTATATTACTTAATTTTATCCGTTTTTTTATAGAAAAGATTTCTACAATTTCCAATACTAAATTCCTTTTTTCAATGGTACATTTTCCACTACGCAATAACATATATTATATATTTTTGCGAAGTTATCTTTAATTTATTTAATCACAAGATTTTACATTAAATTGAAATGTTTCTAGTAGCTTATATACTCATTAAGTTTAATATGAGTTCTCTAGCAGAAATTAACACACAAATTGAAGAATATGAAAAAAAATTAAAAGAGTTGAAACAATTAAGAATTGTAGGATACAGTTTCATGAATCATTTTAAAATTACTAGTAAAGATCATGTAAATGAACTTAAGGGTTTAACTGTTAAAGCAGAATATGAATATAATGATCATTGTCATGATGAATTCGGACATGACACATCGGCTTATTTAAAAGTAACATTTGGTGATAATGAATACTTGGAAATTGATTACAAAGAAGCACAAGGTGCTGGAACAGAAAGTAGATATATGCCAACTATTGAATGTGAGATTAATGTAACAGAAAAAGCCAAAAAACTTTTATTTAAAAATCTTGAATATATTGACATAGATGATTATCAACATGATGAAGCATATAAAGAGTTCAGAGACATCATTGAACAGATTGTTACAGAATAATTAATATAAAACATTTTTATTTTGTATTAATTTATTGGGCTCAACAGGGAATCGAACCCTGGACCTCTCGCACCCAAAGCGAGAATCATACCACTAGACCATTAAGCCACTACACTTTTCTAACCCACTTTTCTATCCCACTTTTCTAACCCACTTTTCTATCCCACTTTTCTAACCCACTTTTCTATCCCACTTTTCTAACCCACTTTTCTATCCCACTTTTCTACCCGACTTTTCTAATTCACTTTTCTACCATACTAAATATACATTATTTTAATTCTTAATTTACGCGGTTCTTATTAAAAGTTCTTCCATTTCACTTGATGCCCATTCATCTTCTTCGTCGTCATGTATTTTATATATCTCATTATCTCTTTGCATTATTTCTCTTCTAAGTGCTTCTTCTTCTTCTTCTTGAGTTATCTCTCCCAATGGATCCGGCGGTCCTAATGGACACCATTTCTTATCACTATATAGTATTGGCATCCATATACTTAATTTTCCATCTAAATCTTTAATTTCCAATTTTTTCACAAAATTAACACAATCACATTTTGATAAATTATTACATTTCAATTTTGAAATTAATAAATTATGATTTAATGTTTTAATTACTATATCTTGATTAGTAGAATACTTTCTTGTTATAGTTCTTAAACTTCTCAACATCTTTATATTTATTCCTTAAATTTATTAATTTATTTTTTCAATTTTATAACTTCATAGAATATGAATAATCCGTAGAAATTCTTAGCAACAATATCTAGACTATTATACATTATATTTTTTGGTATTGTGGGCATTATTGCTGCTACACCATATAATCCCCATATGCTTATTAAGAAATAATATAACTTTCTTGTCTTATCTGTTTTATATGCGAATTTATCCCAGATTTCATAAAATGATAATCCGAAAAATCCAAATCCTATAGGTACACCTATTTCTTTTGGGAGCATATTTATCTCACCTAGATAACCAAAGAATAACATACCTAAATTATATAGCCCAATTTTAATAAGATCTCTTTTGTTATCTTTTATAATTTTTGATGTAGTTATTGGTTCATTTATGATTTTTGATGATTCATATTCCATATACATTATTGTTGAGAGAAGCATAATAGGTGTGGTTATTACCCAATCAAAATATCTACGACTAGCTATATCACCTTCTTTTATATCTTTCATTGCATATGCGATATAAATGTAGAATAATCCTTCCACTAATTGAACAATTGATTCAATGATTAATACATCATGTAATACTTTGTCCTCGTCATTTAATTTAATAAATATACCTCCTGATGATACAATCCCTGTTAATAATTGTATAACTAAAGATATTTTTACTGTTAGTAATAATAGATCTTTCCCGCTCATATGTATATACTATTTAGAATAAATTACATATATACTATATATGAATTATTTAGTACCGAGTATAATTTTATTATTAACAGTTGTTTTATACGATCATTTCAATACTATATCAGAAAATTTAACTAATAATTCTATTCCATCTTGTTCATGTGTATATGATATTGATTCTACGTTAACTACAGGTGAGTCTGGTAAAGATATTGAAATTGCAATTGATTCTAGAGCTAGTGCTGAAAGTTGTATTAGAGCTGGATGCGCTATTGGTGTTGCTACTGGAGGTACTCATTGTACTGAAAAAGACCCCGAAGGATGTAATATAACAAAATATGCTTTAGGTTTTAATATATTAAATGAGGATGAAGTAAATAATGCATCAAAACAAATTGGTTTACCGATTGTTACTGGTAAAGATTGGGTTATTGCTAACTGGAATAAACCTAATGCAATGCAGACATTATCTAAAAAAATTAGCAAACCTTCATGTGGTATACTGATTGATGATAATATATTACAATCATGTGGACAATGTAATGCATATACATCTGATACAGGTTGTCCTGCTCCTTGGGGATCTACAAAATCTGATCTTGAAAATCCAAATCTAGATCTTGTTAAAAAAGCTTATAGTTGCAGTTTTACAAATACTAATAATTTACCTGGTACTGATTATACATGGATTCCTGCACGTCCTATTAATGTAGATACACCTAATCATCCGGGTAAAGCTCAAATGGGTGGTACTGGTATGGAATGGCAAAATGGTGCTCAAACTGCTCCTGCTGTTGGTTTATCAAATGAAATATGGAATCAATCTATACAAACTGATATTATACAAAATTTGGGTGATAGTTGTAATGTTAAATTTCAATCAGTCACTAATCCTGTTTTAAAATCTTGGATTCCTCCAAAAGATCAATGTGATTGGGCTAATTCACCTCCCAAATGCTCTAATGATGATGATTGTTCAAAATGGACAACTACTAACTGTAAAGATAAAACATTTATTGAAAGCTACTGTAAAGATAATGGATATTGTCATTTTAAAATTTAAATATTACTCTTTATGAATTACTATAATGAGTAATATAACTATTACAAATGATAATAAAAAATTGAATAATAATAATAATATATTTAACTCTTCAAACAACATGGACATTGAAGATATTAATCAATCAAAAAAACATCAATTAATTATTAATGAAGATTGTGTCACTGGAATGAAAAAATTACCGGATAATTCTATTGATACAATTATATGTGATCCACCATATAATATTGGCAAGGATTTTGGTAAAGGATCTGAAAAAATGAAAATGGATGATTATCTTACTTGGTGTGATACATGGATTAAAGAATCTATTCGGATTCTCAAACCTAAAGGCACTCTATATATTTATGGATTTAGTGAAATACTCGCCTACATTAGAGTAAGGATTGATATAAATGTTAGATGGGTTATATGGCATTATACTAATAAAACAACACCAAAATTGAACAACTGGCAAAGGACACATGAAAGTATTCTTGTTTGTAGTAAAGACAGTAAGCCAAATTTTAATAGAGATGATGTTAGAGAACCTTATACTGATGATTATCTTAACGGATCTGCTGGTAAAAAACGAAGAGCTACAAAAGGTCGCTTTCAAACAAGCGATAAAGAAACTGTTTATACTGCACATGCTAATGGTGCTTTACCACGAGACGTTATTAAAGTACCTGCTTTGGCTGGTAGAGCTGGTACTAAAGAACGAGTCAATCATCCAACTCAAAAACCATTAGCTTTATGTGAGAAACTAATCAAAGCCTCTATTATTAAAGATCAGGAAAATATGCTTGTTGTCCCTTTTGCTGGATCCGGTAGTGAATGTGTTGCTGCTAAAAAAATTGGTATTAATTATATTGGTTATGAAATTAATCCTGATTATGTTGAGTTATGTAATCAACGATTAGACGAAATATAAAAAAATTTATAGTTATAATTAAATTAAATAATATTTTTTACTCCTCGCTACAATCTATCTCAAACTGATAAGGTATCATATCCAATGGTAGTGTTGTCCATAACTGAGCACTCATTGACTTACCTATACAAGCTTTGAACTCTCCTTCTCCATTCCATGATTTTCCTGATGCTGATTCTGTCCATGTTAATTGATCCACCCTACAAATCGGTGATTCAAATACCAATAGTTTATATTTTTTATTGAACTTTTTATCTTTTGCCAAAAGGAAATAGTAGTCATCATGACTCTCACAAAAGTGAGCTATTTTCTCTTCTAGAGTAGGATAACTTGTACTTCTACTTCCATTGAATTTTACACAAGTCTTACTCAACGAACGGTCATTTATAAACTGTCCTGATTTGCATGAAATTCTTGAATTTTCTATACCTTCTAATCGCATGTCTTCTCCTACTGCATGACTACGATCAGGTTTCCAAGTCGTACTCTGTCCTATATCCTCAAATGCTCTATGAAGCGTCTCTTCCCACTGCTCTGCAATTAAGGGAAGACTAAAGAGCGTGTGGTAGGCCTTTACTCTGCTAGTAATAGCAGGTCGTAGGGCTACTAGAAACTCTGGTAGTGTTCTTGTTGCTGTTGCTGATAGTGAACTCATTATATGATGTGTTGTTTTGTATTTAATATAAGTTTTTCATAAAAAATTAATTCAATTTTATGAAAATCAAAAATAAAAAAGGTTCAGGTGTTTTACTTCTCTCAATTCAACAAGAGAAGACCCAGTGACAGTCATATATATAGCAGGGTTGTAGCAGGTCTTATGGAAAATCATAATGATACCCAGCCCAGCGATACCTTATCAAGGGGAGCAATACCCCACTACTATATACGTTAACTCACCAGTTACAAGTTACCGAGAGGACTACCTGAGTTGTCCTTGATATGCGCTAGTCTTGTCAGTAGAACGCCACTACTCCAACTCTGAAAAAAAGTATTTCAATTTTTTTAGTTAATGAGTGTTTTCATATTCATTTACATGTATACTAAAAAAAAGTTATTTATTTTAATTTTTATTACTTATCTAACGTGAAAAAAGCCTTTAAAGGTATT